AAATCGGGATCATCACCCATGCAACGGGATCGGCTTGGCGCGCTGAGTCGGTCCATTGTGGTCACCATGTTCGGTTGAGTGTGGGTTTGCGGGGTGTGGGCTTGGCGGGTGTTGGTGCTGGCTTGGAGGGAGACGCCGAAGCGGCCTCCACCGCAGCGGGCTGGGTGGCGGTTTTGATGGCGGTATGGGCGTTGTTCTGCAGGCGTGTTTCGCGGGCGTCCCAGTCGGCTTTGCTGGCGCGGTGCAGGCGCAGTTCTGGGTGGTGAGCAGCGGCGTAGGAATACACCCACGTATCCAGCGGTTCGTTGCGGGCACCGCCGCGTTTCTCGAACCGGTTGTGCTTTGGGTTGTAGGTTTCGCTGGTCAGACCCTGGAAATAGCTGTGGTCGAGTTCGTCCGACAGGTGCAGCATGCGTTCGCTGGGCTGTTTATCGGTGTCTGTGCTGATCAGCGAATACAGGTGGTGTTTGATGGCGACGGTGCCGACCTGGTAGAGCGTCATGCCGCGCTTGTCGGTTTTGCCGCGCCATGTCACGTCGACGAGACGCCCGCGATCCAGCGGCGGGGCGTTGTTGCGGACGGCACCGAAGATCGCCATGGGGCGACGCACTTTGCCACTGCGCACAAACGCTTTGACGTGCTCGCCGCGGTGGCCACCGGTATCGATGGCGGCAGCCTCGATGCTCAGCAGTGCGCCGCTGGCGTGTTCGATCGGCTTGTTCAGCAGATCAGTGAGTCGCAGCCATACGTCGTCGTTCGCCGGGTCGCCCATCAGCTCCAGGTAATCCAGTGTCCACGCGCGCAGGCCACGGCCCCAGCCGGTCAGGTGGACGGCGAGTCGGTTGTCCTGCGTGTCGACGCCAGCGGTGATGCACAGCACGCCCATCGGCGCGGTGCGTAGGGCGTAGGGTTCGGCACGGTCGCGCACGACGTTATGCTTTACCGCGCGCATGGCGGGATCTTCCCACGGTTGCGCGAGGCGGTCGTTGATGAAAGTTTTCAGTTTCGCTGAATAGTTCTGCGCTTTAATCCACATGCGCACCAGATCGGCCCAGCGTGGCCCGAGCCCAAATTGGTAATACAGCGCGTTGATGGTGTACCCGCGCGTGTGGGCAGGTGCGTTGGGGTTGTCGGCGATCCAGCGACCACGGCGGATCATGTCCGTTTTGTGGTGTTCTTCGATGGCCGACCAGCACTCGCGGCAGGCGTAGTAGGCGTGGTACTCGCCATCGGCCTGCTGAGACCAGTGCAGCCCGGACCATTCCAGCGGCTGCTGGTGCCCGCATTCCGGGCAGGGAACGTGGTACTGGCGACGGTCAGAGTCGGCGTACAGCGACTGGATGCGCGAGGTGCCGTCGGTTTGCGGGGTGCTGATGTAGAGCGTTTTGCCAGTGGTGGGGAATGCCGAGGTGCGCCCATTGAGCATCTCGACCGGATCATCCCCACCTTGCAGCGCGGCAGCGAATTCGTCCAGCTCGTCGACGACCATGTAGCGCACGGTGGTGGATTTCAGGCGCTGCGGTGATCCTGCGTGCTCGATGTAGAGCTGTCCGCCTTCAAAGTCCTTGAAGTTGCGCTGGTTGGCGCTGTCGCGGCTGGCGACCGAAGTCAATGCGCGCTGCATGGCGTGCGTTTCGGCCAGCGCCGGGTTGAGCTTCTGGGCGATCCACTTGTTCATCGACACTTCGCCAGGCAGGCAGACCATCACGGGGCCGGGGTTGTGGTCCATGGTGTAGCCAAGCCAGTTGATGGCGATTTCGGTTTTGCCAAACTGGATGGGGAACATCAGCACCACGGTCTTAACCGGTGAGTGACGACTCAGGCAGTCCATCGGCTCGCGCAGTGGCGGGTTGCGATCAGTCACCCATTGGCCAGGCTCGCTGCTGCCCTTGCTGGACAATCGTCGATTGGCATCCGCCCAGGCGCTGACGCTGAGGCGCTTGCGGGGTCTCAGCGAGGCAGCCCTTGTTCGAAACACCAAATCCCATGCGTCAACGGGCTTTGTCACTCGCCGAACTCCTGCTCTGTGACGGCGTGCATGGCGCGCTTGCCGGTGTATTGCTGCCAACGGCGGACGATGACGTCGCAGTATTTCGGCTGCATCTCCATTGTGTAGCAGATCCTGCCGGTATTCTCTGCTCCCATCAGTGTCGATCCGCTGCCGCCGAATGGTTCGACGCACAGGCCGCCTGGCGGCAGGCTCGATTTCATTACCCGAACCATCATCTCGACCGGCTTCTGGGTGGCGTGGCCGTGGCGCTCATCGCCAGTCACGCGCGAGAACTCCCACACGTCGCGCATCACGTCATGCGCGTTGTCGAAGTAGGCGCGCACGCCGTCAAGCTTACCGTTTATGACCTTTCGTCCGGCGCCTCTGACGCGATCTCTGACGCGATCCCAGTCGGCTTTCACATCAGCCCACGGTCGCGCGAAGCGCCCAGGGTACTCTGCGGCGAGAGTGCTGTAGTGTTTTTCCGGCATCATGGCGAACTGCGAACGGGTGAACCAGTGCGAATACATCGCGCAGCCGCAGACGCGCTTGATGTCGGCCGGCTTTATCCCAGCCGCGACCGCCTCGCTCTCGAAGTAGGCGCGCACAGGCTCCCAGGTCTCAGGGAAGTCATCGGCATTAATGTTGCCTAAGAACTGGTCGCCCAGTTGGAAGAACAGGCACCGCTCGGTTGTAATCGGGAACTGGGTCAGACCCGGAGATGCCATTCCGGAGATTGATTTCTTGTCCCAGACGATCTCGTTGCGCAGTTCGATCTTTTCCGAAGTGCCTAGTCCGCTGGCCCACCACAGGCGCCACAGGTCCGGGGCGTTTCCCCATATGTAGGCGCTGGCATTGTTTGCTACGAATGTGCGGTAGGTTGCAAACCATTTCATTTGGAAGGCGTCGAGATTTTCCGCGTATAAATTGTCGTTCGCTACGCCGTCGGCTTCTTTGCCCATTCCGTATGGCGGGTCGGCGTGTAATAGGTGCGCAATTGCGCCGTTCATCAACTTGTCCACGTCTGCGACGCTGGTCGAGTCCCCACACATCACCCGGTGCTTGCCGAGCAGCCACACGTCGCCCGGCTGGGTTTTGACTTCGACCTGCACGGCAGGCACTTCGTCGGCTTCGGTTTCGCCTTCCGGCGTGGCGTCGAGTTCGGCGAGCAGTTCGCCGATGCCGTCCAGGCTGAATCCGGTGAGCGTGGTGTCGAATTCCAGGGCGCGCAGGTCGGCGAATTCGAGAGCGAGCATGCGTTCATCCCAGCCGGCGTTCATGGCCAGCTTGTTGTCGGCGATGACGTAGGCACGTTTCTGCGCTTCGGTGAGGTGGCCGAGGCGGATGCACGGCACGTCGGTCATGCCGAGCTTGCGGGCGGCCATGGTGCGACAGTGGCCGGCGATGATGCCGCCGTCGGCGTCGATCAGCACCGGGTTGGTGAAGCCGAACTCCTTGATGCTGGCGGCGACCTGGGCGACTTGTTCGTCGGAGTGGGTGCGGCTGTTACGGGCGTAGGGTATGAGCTTTTCTATACCAACATACTCAACTTGCATTGGCGTTTTCTCCCAGTTCGATGGACCGCGAAAGGTCGGCAAGAATCCGCTCGATCGCTTCCGAAAGGTGCAATCTGATGGCGTGCTCTTGCCCGCCCAGTGCGGCAATCTGAGGCGCTTCGATGTCTGGCATCGCCTCAAGCCGCTGGCGGATCAGTGCATCGCTTGCTGCAATCGCCGCCCGCACGTCGGCGACCACAACAACCTTCCCTATGGCACGCTCGTATTCCAGGCGCGCGCTCATTGCCGCGTAGGTTTCCCGCATTGCGCGGGCTTTCTGGTACCCCGCCGTCTGATTTCCTGCGCTGCCCCTGTCCGGCGATTCTGGCGCGTCCTGCGCTTCATCCGGTACGACCGGCGCAGTCTGGGTGCGTGCTGCAGCGTGGCGGGCCACAGTGGCGGCCTTGGAGGGATCGCGGGTGGCCTCGATGCGTTCCATGCTGGCCTGCCAGTCGACCTGGGCACCGGATTCGTCCAGCACCAATCGGCCAGCCGCCGCCAGCGCCGTGACATAGCTGCGCTTGCAGTTCAGTCGCCGGGCAAAGTCAGCGCGGCTTTCAAAGCGGCTTTGCTCGGTCACTTCTTCACCATTTTTTTGAGTAGATGGGCTGAAATAGAAATGTGCGGTATCAGGTGCGGTATCACGTGCTGGATAAAACCAAGCAATGACGCGGCATGTGCCGCACGTTCCGCATGTAAGGGAGGGGTGCGCGGTATGTGTGCGCGTTGCGTAATGCGGGATGATTTGTTGCCTACGCGCGCGCCCGCCCGCCCGTAAAGGCGGATACCGAACGTGCGGAACGTGCCAATAAAATCAATGGGTTGATACCGCACCTGATACCGCACTTGATACCGTACATGCCGCACATTTGAGGGCAAACTAGGCATTCATGGCCACCTTGTAGTCGTCCACGGCGTTTTTGAATGCGACGACGCATTCGCCGAACCAGTCGGTTTGGCGCACGTTTGGCGGCGGGTCGCGGTCTGGCCCTAGCACACAAATGCCATGCGGCCCGCGTTCCCCCGTGCCGACGCTCCACCGCGCCTTTTTGACCGGGACGGCGTGTTTCTTGGCAATCTGTGCAATCAGTTGATGCTGAGGCGCTGTTCGCTGACCTGTTCGCCCGCACCAGACCCGGTAGGCCTCATACAGATCCTCCGACCGGCACGGCATTGGGGTTATCCCGTTGAGTTCGCCCAACGTGAGCGCGTGGTAGAACCGGCTGGTGCTATCGAGTCCGATCTCGATCAGATCGCGCTTGGCCTGATTGATCGGCGGCTTGGTCGCCGGTCCGAAGTCGCCCAGGGGAAATGTCAGCAGCGCGTGGTGGACGGCCTCGATGCCGCCATTGTCGCGTTCTGCCACCGCCAGCTCGTAGGCCTCTGGCGGCATTTTCTCCGGCACGTAGAGCACGCAGTGTCGACGGTCATCTTCTTCCAGCGCGACCGGCCGGACTTCGTTTGAGAGGAACACGAAATTGGCGCGGTTGCGTTCATCGCGTGCCGCCATGCCCTTAGGGTTGATGCGCACCCACTCGCCGGTGATGTATGACTTGAGCTTGTTCTTGACGTGGAACAGCTCGGACCGGGCGACGACTTCGTCTGCGATCAGGAAGAGCTTTGCTGACATCCAATCGTTGAATTTATCTTCGACGGCAGCCTGGTCGACGATTCGACCATAGCGACCGTAGATCGCCATCACGGTCTCGAAAAACAAGTTCTTGCCGGTGCCTTGACCGCCGTGCAGCACCAGCGCCGTGTGCATCTTCGCGCCGGGGTTCTGGATCGGGTAGGCAAGCCACTTGATGACCCATTCGACCATCGCCTGATCACGCCCGCACAGGTGCCCGAGTAGGGAAAACAGCGCGGTGCAGCGGCCTTCCTTGGCCTGCGTCGGCCAGCCGTCCCACAGATTGCAGCGCAGGCCCTCTTTTCCTGAGGGGTCGAAGCCGACTTCGGCAGGTCGCACGATCTGACGGTCGGGGTGCTCCATCCAGGCGCGATGAATTTCCCGCTGCAGGCACAGGTCGCGCATGTCGCTGAGGGCGATGAGCGTGTGCTCTTTGTGATCGAAGACCTGCCCGCCCTGCCCATAGACCAGCGCAAACCGATCCAGCAGTTCATCCAGTGTGCTGATCGGCGCCATGGCATCCGCCGCACGCTTCCCCGCCCCCCCGTTCGACGCGCCACGCGTGGCGGGCGCATCCCAGCTCAGTTCCGTGATGCGGGCGAGCACCTGAGCGCGCACCACGTGCAGGCCTTCGACGGCGTGCAGATCGTTGAAGTCGGTAAGTTTGGATCCACGGGTTTCGAACGCATGCCACCGCGCGCCCTGGTCGGCGAATCGTGGGGCGACATGTCCGCCACTGACCAGCATCGCCACGGTGCTGGCCGTGGTGACGCCGGTATTGATGCGCCCGTGCGGTTGCGCGCAGGCCGGGCAATCTGTCGGGTGCTGTACCAGGTCAACAGGATGGCCGCAGCCGATGCACTTGCCGAACGCATCATCGTCGGCACAGACCAGAATGCGGATCCGCTTGTAGCGTTTGCGTAGCGCCTCGGCAACCGGCTGCAGGTTGTTGGCATCGAATGCCACCGCCACGGGTAGATCGGTGGCCATCCGCAGGCTGGCGCCCGTGGCGTAGCCCTCGCACAACAGCAGCACATCGCCGTCACGCGGTCCGCCGATCAGGTGGAAGTGCCCTTTTTTCGCCAGACCGGCTGGCCAGTACTCTTTGTCCTTGCTCGCCTTCGCCTGGGCGCCGGTTCGGATCAACTGCAGGCCGTGCAGGTTTCCCGCGATGTCGGCAATCGGTATCACCATCGCGCCAGATGGTGAGAACCGCACGCCAAACGCGCCAACACCCTTTCGTGTCAGGTAGTCAGACTCGCCATTTTTATCGCATGCCTCCCACGCTTTGCGGGCACGTTCTGCCGCGCGTTGTGCTGCGGCCTTGCGATCGGCATCGGCGCGCTTTCGGTCTTCCGCCATGCGCTTGCGCAGCGCGGCTGTCTGCTCGGGTGAAATCGGTGTGCCAGACAGCTCGACCTTGCGTGCGTTGTTCTCCGATCCGTGCCAGATCCCGTAGCTGCCAACGATCAGCAACTCGCCGCGGTCAGTGGTGATTTCATGCAGCACGTACCAACCGCGCTTCTCGCGGTCACCTTCCACCCGGCACCGGACCATTCGCCCGGTGACTTCCAACGAGCTGACCACCAGCCCTGCGGACTGTATCTGTGCAACGACATCACCGTAATTTGAGGCCATGCGTTCAGTGACTCCGCAGGCTGCTAACTACACAGAAAATGCGGCCATGCAACC